GCATTAGGCATTCCGGGGATTGAATCAATCGATTCAGCCGCTGATAGCCAGCAGGAAAGGAATAAGGCGACGCTTGAGACCCGTAGCGAAAAGATCAAACTCTGGAAACCGTTCCTGGAAGGGTTGATTCTGCAGTTGCTCGCTCTTAATTCCTGGATGCAAAAGAAGTTCCCGGAAATTCAGAAGAACGAGGACCGGCTTGACATCGACTTCGACAACTGCAATGTCATCGTAAAATTCGGGGACTACATCGTCGAGAAGCAGTCCGAGAAAATCAACACATGGGGAAGTGCGAAATCTCAAGGTGTAGCATCTACCCGCGAAGCTGTCAAAAATATTCATCCTGACTGGGATGACGCTCGAATTGACGAAGAAGTTAATCTTATTCGCTATGAACAGGGCATGTCTTTAGATAATCCGCAGAATCTTCCGGAATTAACAGGATTCGCCGAAGAAGAAGAAGAGGACGAGGAAGAAAACGAGCAGGGTGATGGCGGAAGCGTTGACGAAATGATTAACAAAATCGAAAGAGACAAGCAGAAGCAAGAAAAGAAATCGGAGTGATTAGATGAAGATCATTGAAGCTCCGAAAGAGAATGTCGCTCAAAATGTTTTGATGATAGTCTCTACTGCGACAACAAAGATTAAGCAAGAGATTACGAAATCGGTGGCGGAAGGCATAGACCAGGAAGAATTAACAAAAACCTTAAACAAGATTATCGCTGAGTATTGCAAAAGAATCGATAATCTCGAACTCCGGGAAAAGACTAGAAAATCGCTCGTGACATCAAGCCGGAAATGGTATTATCAGCTGCAGCAAACAGTAAACATTTTGAATCGAAATGTGATAAACAATTTCCCCGGCGGCACTTATACAGCAGACCTGCGGGCCATAATGGGGAATCTAAACAAGATCAATCTCAATGCAATCAGGCCATATCTCGACCAAACGCGGAAAGGTCTGGCTGTCATCGAGGATTATCGCAAAAAACTCCATGTCGCTTTGAAAGCCTTGGCCGCCGAACCGCCGAAAGTAGTTGAAGTCGAAGGCAGAAGAGCATACACAGTTAGTCTCCGAAACAGAGCAGAAATGACTGTCAGATATGAAGCGAACATGCGAGATTTAGAGAGGTTGATTGCAGAAGGTGTTGAATATGTCTGGACATCATCGCACCCGGATGCATCTCCCCGTTGTGCTCCGCACCAAGGCAAACTTTACAGTATTAATCCGAATAATCGGGCCGGAGTAATCGACGGCTATAGATATACTTATCTTCCGGATATTTTAAAGCTTAACAAAGGCAATTCAATCATTAACGGTTATAACTGCCGGCATCGATTGATACCATACCAAAAAGGATCAACTCCGCCCATGGAGTACACCAAAGAGGAAATCCAGAGGGAATATCGAAACGACCAAATCCAGAGGCGATATGAAAACCAGATCCGGCAGCTGAAGACGGAAGAACGTTTGATGCGGGCTGCCGGAAACATCGAAGAAGCAAAAAAACTTAGAAAACGATGGCGGCGATTAACTAAGAAATATGAAATAGAGAGTCTGAAAATGGGGCGCGCGTTTTACAGGTGGCGGACAGTTGTGAGCGAAGATGAAGAGTATTATACAGCAACAATCGCCGAAAATGAGTTGATAAATGAGCCAAAAAATGATATAATAGAAAATATAATAGAAGTAAGTAAAGACAACGAACAACACGGTTTAATCAATGCCAAAACCGGTGAAGCTGTGAAAACAAGAATCGGATTAGTTCACACCGAACACCTTAAACATTTCACCAAGAAAAACGGATGGTATGTCGATTGGTCTACCCTTGCAAAAAAACGAGGTGTAAAAATCTATGGTATGGTTTGCGAGGGTGGAAAGGGATTTCAAGGTCTTATGGCAATATCGCATGACAAAGATACACAAGCGACGTATATTGACTGGATTGTTACCGCCCCACACAATAATAAGCAGCTGACCGGCGGGACTCAAGAGTTTAAAGGCGTTGGGAATCTGTTCATAGCAAAAGCCGCACAAGAATCCATAAAAGCCGGATTTGGCGGTGCGATGTATGGATATGCGAATACCCAAGCAACGTTAAAACATTATGTTGAAAAATGGGGCGCTGTTCATATGCCTATAAGACATCCCAATCAAGTTGTTTGGGATGAGGAAACAGCAAAAGAATTAATCAGGAAATACAGTCTTGAAGATTTTGACAAAGACAAGTCAAAGGGGTGATTAAATGGAACCCGATGTTTTAGGACCTGCAATTGAAGATATTGACAATTTGCCTAAATTCAAATATGACATAACGGCCGACATAAAATATGCTCGTCTTCTCCAAAAAAAGGAAGAAGACTTGAGCGGTGAAGAAAAAGCATTTATGCGCGAGTTTGAGGAAGAGATCGTCCGCTTTTGGATGAAAGCATATGATTACACCGAAGAGCAAGCGCATGAACACGTCAAAAATATCAAGAAAAAATTTTCGGAAGCCTAATCAGGCTTTTTTAAATTTCATAGCATTTCGCCAGAACTTTCGAGAGAAAGTTCTTTATTTTGCCAAATTTCGCCTCAAAATTCTCTTTATTTCGCAGATCGGCATCTGCGTGGAGAAATTTAAAGGGTGGGCAGATGGTCTCAAAATAACGCAAATTTCAGGCTACTAGCTTTTCAAGCAGTAGATAAATCGAGACTGTTTTTGCGGTCTCTTTTTCGTTTTGAGCAAACGTTAAATGCTCTTTTATTTTCATCCAATCAAATCGAGTCGCACTCGTAAAACGCGCATGAAAGGAGAAATAAAACATTGGAAAATTTAAAAAAGTTAGTCGGCGAAGAAGTGTTCAACACTTATATCGCGCCGAAGCTTGCAAAAGACAAAAAGTATTTTTTCGGTGAGGGAGAATTTATCCCGAAAGGCAGATTCGACGAGATTAATAATCAAGCGAAAGATTATAAGTCTCAGATTGCGGAACGTGAGAAACAGATTGAGGATTTAAGAAAATCTGTTTCCGGAAACGAAGAGTTGACAAAAAGACTTAACGAGTTAACAGAAGCAAACAAGAAGCAGAGAGATGAGTACGAGAAACAACTCCAGCAGAAGGAGTTTGATTACGCGTACAAATTAGCTCTGGAAAAGGCCGGAGCGAAGGATCCGAAGGTTTTGGATGCGCTCATTGATAAGACAAAACTCGTTTATAAGGACGGAAACCTGTCGGGGCTGCAAGAGCAAGTCGAAGCTCTTAAAAAGTCTCATGATTGGGTTTTCAACAATCAGAATCCGGCAAACCCGACTCCAAACAGAGCAGGTTTTCCGCCCAATCCGAATCCACAGCTTTCGCCTGCGCCAGGGGCAGGACAAGAGCTTCAGAACCGCAAACCCTGGAATCGTTTGAGAAGAACATTTTAAAACAAAAAAAAGGAGTGAAAACAATTGGCATTAAACTATGCAGAAGTTTGGTCTCCTGAACTCTTGGCAATCAAGACTCAGGAAACTTTGACAAGTCCGTTTATCGTGCCCAATGTCAAGTGGCTTGGCGCTAAGACATTCCATTTCACACAAATGAGTACCTCTGGATTTAAAACACATAGCCGTTCCGGCGGATGGAACAGAGGAACAGTAACGCAGACTGACAATGAATTCAAGGTCGAATTTTCCCGTGACATTGAATTCCT